AGGAAAATATCATGGCTAATCCAGGACCAGCAGTAACCACCTCAGCTCACCCAAGTAATGTAACAACTAATCAGACACAACGATTATTGGGTGTACTTAAAGGTGTAAACGTAAATGCAGCATCTGGAAGTTTCTTCCCTTTGCCTATCATTAACTCTACAACTTACCAACCTAACTTATTAGTAGTTACTAACTCTAATAACGCAGGTGCAGCTACAGGTACTTTAACTAGCTTAGTATTAGGTATTACTACAACAGGTAGCGGTACACCAACTTCATTGTTTGGTGCTATTACTGCTTCACAATTAGCTACAGTTCTTGGTGTGAGCCAAGTGGCAGCTTCTGCGGTAGTAACTGCTTATAACCAACAAGCGTTATTCGTCAATATTGCAACTACTACTGCGGTAGTAGGTACTGTTGATGTTTACGTGTACGGCTACGACTTTAGTTAATACTAAGTAATGCAAAGAAAAAAGACATACTCAAAAGGTGTGTCTTTTTTTATTTAATCATCTATAATTGAAGTACCTTATTAAAGGAAATTATCATGCCATCTACCACCATAGCTCGTGGAAATGCTATTAGCACTTTTTACATTGGCCCATCTATAACACCAGTAGCTGTAGCTGCTAATACAACAGCAGTACAAACTTTTAATTTACCTGGCTTACAAGTAAATGATCTTATTCTGTCCTATGGTTACGTAGCTAATCAAATTGCAGGTATATGGATTGCTGAAGCTGATTGCTTAACTGCTGGGGTATTAACACTTCAGTTTGGTAATAATACTGCTGCACCTGTTACTCCTACACCTGGTATTTATGAGTTTCAAATTGTAAGAACAGAAACTTATCCATTACCAACTACTGCTGTTTAAGGGGAATAATCATGGCCTATAACTCAGCATTTACACCTTTTGGGCCTACTTATTTAGTAGGGAGTTTGGCTGCTGTTCAAGTGAAATCATCTAATAACGTGTACCCTAGTGGTTATCGTTTTGTTAATATCACTTCAAGTTTAATCAGAGTTTCTTGGCAACCTCAAGAACCTAATGATGCAACTTCTACACCTGTAGTAACAGCACCTGCTTTAACAGTTCCGTCTGCTAATACGATTGCTATCCCTGCAAATGGTGTAGCGGTACTTAGTGGCATTCCACCTAATGCGTGGTTCTTATCTAGTGCAGCATCTAGTGTAGAAATCACACCAGGCGAAGGACTAAACTAATGGCTAACTCTAATCAAGTTGCAAGTACATCAACTCAAAATATTGTACCTGTTCAAGCAGCATTTAATACTGCTGGTGCTTGTTTAGGATTAGTTGGCCCTGGTGGCGTTTACTTTTCACCACCTTTAATTGGTGATGTAATTACAGGTGCAACGATTGATAGTTCTGTAATTGGTGGTACAACACCATCAACAGGTAACTTTACTTCACTTAGTTTAGGTGGGACAGTTATTGCATCTAATGTTGCACCTGCTATTGCTAGTGGTTTTGGTACAACGCCTACTATTACAGGCACTAATACTTTTGGTTTTAAAATAGTAGTAGGTACTGGTGGTGCTGCTAATGGTGTTATTACATTACCTGCTGCACCTACAGGTTGGGTAGTAACTGGATATGACACAACTAACTCTGCAACCATATTTATTCAACAATCAGCGTACACTACAACAAGTGCAACGATAGTTGGATATAGTATGACTACAGGTTTAGCTGCTAACTTTAGTGCTGGTGATGTTTTAATACTTACTGCTTCACCTTTTTAAAGGAATATTATGGCTGGCCCAAGTTCAACCGTAGACCAGAATCTACTGCCAGTACAGGCATATTTTGATGTCTATGGAAACTTTCAGACATTTATAGGTCAAGGTCAGCCATTCTTTGCTATTATTAATCCTTATCAAACAGGGTTACATATAACTAATAGTACGATTGATAGTACGACAATAGGTGCGACTACTCCTTCAACAGGTAGTTTCACCAATATGACTACTATTACAGGTCAAGTTACATCAACACCTGTAAACCCTAACGATTTAACAAATAAATCGTATGTTGATGCTGTAATTCAAGGCTTATCATTCAAAGCACCTGCTCAAGTAACAACAACAGCCAATATTACGTTATCAGGCTTACAAACTATTGATGGTTATACAACAGTAGCAGGTGATAGAGTATTAGTTAGAAATCAAACTTTAACGCAAAACAATGGTATTTATAATGCTTCTGCAACAGCATGGACACGATCAAGTGATGCTGATACTTATGCTGAATTAGTTGCTGCATTTATATTTGTAGAAAATGGCACGATATATACAGGTTCAGCATGGGTATCAACAATCCCTGCAACAGGTACATTAGGTACAACACCTATCACATTTACGCAATTCAGTAATACTGCGCTATACAATGCAGGTACTGGTTTAACGCTATCAGCCTATACCTTTAGTATTACACCTGTAGGTACAGCAGGAATATATGGTTCGGCATCAAGCGTACCTGTTATTACTACTAATGCTAGTGGTCAAGTATCAGCAGTAACTAATACATCTATTGCAATTGCAGGCTCACAAATTACTAGCGGTACAATAGGTACAAGTTATTTAAGTGGTTCTTATACAGGCATTACAGGTGTAGGAACTTTAACAGCAGGCACATGGAACGCATCAACAATAGGTGTTGGTTATGGTGGCACAGGTGCTACTACATTTACAGCAGGTTATTTAAAAGCTAGTGGCACAAGCGCATTTAGCACAGTAGCATCAATCCCTAGCTCTGATATTACAGGCTTAGGTACAATGTCCACTCAAAACGCTAATGCTGTAGCGATCACAGGTGGCACAATATCAGGTCTTACAAGCCCATTACCTGTAGCAAGTGGTGGTACTGGCGCAAATAGTTTAACTGGCTATATTATTGGTAGCGGTACAACAGCGTTTACTGCATCATCTACAATACCTACTACTAATCTTAGCGGTACAATTACTAACGCACAGTTAGCCAATAGCTCAATTACAATTAATGGTAATTCAGTTAGTCTAGGTGGTTCAACAACAGTAACGGCTAATACGACAAATACGCTAACAATAGGTACTGGACTATCAGGAACGAGTTTTAACGGCTCTAGCGCAGTTACAATAGCAAATACAGGCGTCTTATCATTCAGCGCAGGAACTACAGGCTTAAGCCCATCTACAGCAACTACAGGTGCAGTTACGCTATCAGGTCTGCTTGCATTAAGTAATGGTGGTACTAATGCTAACTTAACTGCATCAAATGGTGGTGTAATTTATTCTACTGCTTCAGCTTTTGCAATAAGTACAGTAGGTACATCTGGTCAATTTTTACAATCTAATGGAGCAGGCGCACCTACTTGGGCTACACCAGTAAGTTATGCTATTGTTACTGACGATACAACAACAGTAAGTACACGTTATCCATTATTTGCTAATCAAACTTCAGGCTCATTATCTACTGAATATACAAGTTCTACAAAATTACAATACGTACCATCAACTGGAATTTTAACAGCTACAGGGTTTAGTGGATCAGGAGCTAATTTAACTTCTATACCTAATGGCGCATTAACTAATTCAAGCGTTACCATAGGTTCTACAGCAGTAGCATTAGGTGCAACTGTAACTACATTTATAGGATTAGCTTCAGTAACATCAACTACTTTTGTAGGCGCATTAACAGGTAATGCTAGTACAGCTACTTCTGCAACTACGGCTACTAATGCGATTAATACAGGAATAACTGACGATACAACGACAGCAACTACTTGTTATCCTAATTGGACAACATCTACTACAGGTAATTTGCCACAAAAAACTGCTTCTACTAAATTAAGCTTTGTACCAAGCACAGGTGTTTTATCAGCAACATCATATACTGGCTCAGGAGCTTCTTTAATTTTTGGTACGGGTACTTTATCTCTTGCAGGAAATGTAACTCATTCTGGTGCATTTGCTACAACTTTTACTACTACAGCAACTACAGCATTAACATTACCTATAAGTGGCACTTTAATTAGTACAGTTACAAATATGGCTGCTAATCCAGTTACTGGCACTCCTTCTGCATTAAATTTTTTACGTGGTGATGGAACTTGGGCAACTCCTGGTGGTGTTGGTACAGTTACTTCAGTAGGTCAAACATTTACAGGTGGATTAATTTCTGTAAGTGGATCACCTATAACTACAACAGGCATATTAGCTTTAACTGTAGCAGGGACATCTGGTGGCATACCTTATTTTTCTAGTGCAACTACATGGGCAACTTCTGCTGTTTTAACTGCAAGTGCATTAGTTGTTGGCGGTGGTGCTGGTGTTGCTCCATCTACAATTACAACTGGTACAGGAGTTACTACAGCATTAGGAGTAGCAGTAGGTTCAGCAGGTGCTTTTGTAACTAATGGTGGCGCATTAGGAACACCATCAACAGGAACATTAACCAATTGTACTTTTCCTACACTTAACCAAAATACAACAGGTACAGCAGCCAATGTAACTGGTATTGTAGCTATTGCAAATGGTGGAACAGGTACTTCATCTAGTGGGGTTTGTAGGGCATGGGTAAACTTTACAGGAAGTACAGGTGTAATCAGAGCATCATTTAATGTAAGCTCTACTACTAGAACAGCAGTAGGTAATTATACAGTTACAATGACAACTGCCGTAGCTGATACTAACTATAGTGTTGCATTAGGATATAGTAATTTAACAGCTACTACTGTTGTATTAGTACAAGTTGGTAATATAACTTCTTCATCATCATTTACCTTTCAAGGTACAAATGCAGGTGGTACAGCATATGTTGATGTTGCTTATAATTCTGTTGCTGTATTTAGATAAGGATAAAATAATGCAATTAATTATACATACAAACGAGAATGGTAATGTTTCAGTAACAACTCCTACAGGTGAGATTAGTATAGAAGCTGTGTTAGCTAAAGACTGTCCGCCTCACGCAATGATTGTTGATAGTTCAGAACTACCTGAAGAACATAATGACTTCTTTAACGCATGGGAATTAGTAGATGGCAAGGTAGTAGTCAATCTAGACAAGGCTAAACTACTTACTAAAGAACGATTACGCATAGAACGTACACCATTGTTATTAGCTCAAGATGTTGCTTACTCAAGGGCTACAGAAACAGGTGCAGACACTACAGCCATTGTTGCTGAGAAGAATAGACTTCGTGATGTTACTAGCCTTGTAAATACAGTAGTTACACTAGAAGAATTGAAAGGATTGTCATGTCAAGCATAGTCGTAGCTGGAGATACAGAGTAATGACTACTTCTGTTTACTGGATACACCCACCAGAGCATACAGATATATCTGGGAGTACAGTATTAACCTTGCCTAGTGTGAGTGGGAGTGTACTTTCATCAACGGCTGTAAGTACATCTGTATTAGGAACAGTTACTAATAAAATAACAATTAATATAGGTGGTACTACTTACTATCTATTAGCTTCTACAAGTGGAGTTTAATCATGGCTAAAAATTTAGAAGTATTTGGTAAATGGTATGATGGGATATTAAATTCATTCCCATTTTGTTTAGATGATACTTGGATTAAAACAATTGGTATCGCTTGGCTATTTACAGTAGAGGGTAAGTGGCAGTTTATCCCTAAGATAGTACCTAGCAATTGGCAATATGCTAACGCCTGTATCTTTGTTAGGTTTGGCTTACCATTTGCTTTCTTCATACAACTACGTGCTAGTCCTACACACTTGTTTCAAGGTGGGATTGGTTGGAAGCAATCAGGCAGATTTGCAATACATTTTCGTTTTCAAACAGATGCAAGTTCAGCTATTGGTTATCATGTAGATATGCCTAATACAGATCATGCAAGTGGCTTTGAATATGGAAGGCATTAAAATGATTAATTACGTATGGAAAATATTAGAAATATCTGCTGAGAATGAGATAATCACTCATGCTAAATATCATGTTACTGCTAATGATGATACTAATTCAGTAGAAACAGAAGGTAATTGGACATTTAATTATCCAATTAATGTACCATTTGCAGATATAACAGAAGAAATGGTTGCTGAATGGATTGAAAAAGAAACTATGAGAGATGGTGTAAATATAATAAAATCTCGCTTAGAAGAACAGCTTAATACATTAAATGTTAATAATACAGTTGTAGCACCTTGGCTACCTCAAGTATTTACTCCTACTTAAGGATTTATTATGACCATG